GGTGGATGACCTCTCGAACAATTGAATACTTCTTCTAATTCTTTTTCCGATAGTAATTTTTTTGATTGTTCTTTGAACAAGTACGTCAAACTCTGCTGTCGTCTCATCCAGTCTGCGTATGTCCTTTCTCCAGAATTTATAATTTCTCCAATCCATAGGTTCTGTGGGGTGTTAGTGGTTACAAAATTTGCTAATAAAAAATCAGTAATCTCTTGATCAGAGTATTTTCTTGATGTTTTTTCAAACCAATACTTATCCTTTCTTTTATTGAAGGATGTCATTGTTGCTCTTGACTTACCTCCATACTTAAAGAAGTCATATCTTTTATTCGTGAAATGACTCTTCATTGAGAGATATGTCTGGTAAGTTTCAAACGGTGTCACTTTCATCAACTTCTTCACTTTCTAATTCTGTAATTGCATCGCAAGGAACTTCATTATCACCTATCATATACCAATGTTGTGGCATACCGATGCTATCAGGTCTCACACCTAGATATGCTAGGTCAGGGAAACTATGTTCTCTTAACATTGCCTGTAGTCTCCAATGTATAAGTTCAGATTTTTTCATTATAAAGGTAGTTTAGCACGAGAAGTCTTCTTCATAAAGTTTAACTGAATTGCATCATATTTCAACCTTTCTTTAAGAGGTTTTGTAACAAGTTTAGATACTGATTGTATCTCAATATCGTTCATTTCACAATACTGACATATCGCATCGATGTAATTTATTTTTTCTTCTGCAACTATCTTCTCAATCTCCATCGAAAATTTAGTGGGAGTTAAGAACTTACTCTCCATTGCTTTTTCGAGTTCTTTATTTGGTTCCATAAAACTCCAGTTTGTCTTTAACAAATTTGTCGATGTATCTACTAAGAAGTCTGATATACTTGGTTTTGTCGGTCTCTTCATAAACAATGCATTCTCCATTTTCACATGCCATAATAATGACTAATTTTTTAACTGCTATATCTTTCATTTCATATAGCATACACCCATATGCCATGGCTTGAACAAAATAATGTTCGATCCATTCCCTTGGTTTAGGTTTTTTAGATGTCTTAAAATCTATTATCGCTAATTCGTCTTCGTATTCCGCAATACAATCGACTGTTCCAGCAATTCCTAACTGTTTACTATATAGTGATTTTTCTAGACCGTAGATTTTACCTATGTTTTTTAATTTAGGTTTAGATATTTTAAAGAGAAAATCAGATATGGGTGGGACTTTTGGTAACTTATCATTTTTAAGATAGTGCTCCGTAAGTGTGTGCATATCAGTTCCACGAGTCGTAGCAGCTTTTGTAACACGATCTGCCTCCTCATTTCCAACTCTCTTTCTCCAATCAAGAAATATTTGTTTATTAAAATGACTGGTGATAGATGTAATCGAAACTAATTTAATGAGTTCATCTTCATCAGGTATTTTATAATATCTCACACCATCTACTGTCTCCCTTTCAAGAGGTTCTAGATTTAAATCAATATGTTTAAACATTAAAATCTACTTCTAACTTAGACAAAAGATATTCTTTAACAAGTCCTGAACGAACTATATCATCAATATCAAATTCTATTATATCAAAAGATGGCATTTTACGCAAGACATTCATGAAGTCAACGACACCATTCTTATCATTTGTTTTTACCAAGTCAGTTTGACTTGCATCACCACAAAAATGTATTTTTGTATTTTCACCAACACGAGTAATGATACTATCAAGTTCATGAAAATTAAGATTTTGAAACTCATCAACAATAATGATTGCATTATCTAATGTTGTTCCACGAATAAAAGATGTACTCCAGAACTTAATTGTCTCTTGTGCTTTTAGATTACCATAAAGCATTTCAAAATCTGCATCAGATGGCATCTGAAACATATACTTAACCATGTTCTTATATGGTATTTGATAGATATCTGCTTTGTCCTCGTGATCACCTGGCAGAAATCCTATTTCCCTTGTAGATACAAGTGATCTTACCAGATATATTTTTTCATATGGAGTATTCTCATTTAAAACATCAGATAGTGCTTTGAATAAAGTTATGAATGTTTTTCCTGTTCCAGCACATCCATATGCCACAATATTTTTGTTTTGATTATATGAGTCGAACAATCTTTTTTGATTATCCGATAATGGTTCGATATCGATCAAGTAACCCTGATTCAAGGGTTTTTTTCTCTTCATCTGTTTGGCAGTCAAACCAACTCCAATTGGTTGTTCCGAATTAGATCCTCTTTTTCTTCTTGCCATTAAGTTTCAATACCTCTCTTAGCTAATCTTCCCCGAATACCTGCAGATTTTTCACTTTTCTTAAGAACTTCATTCCAACTTGGATGTTTTTTATGCAATTTATCTTGCCATTCTCCAACACTCTCAATACCTAAACCTGGTGCGGTTGATGGATCAGAGTAATCTCTGTCCCACTTTGGATTATCAATTTTCCATTGATCCCAGTCATGAATACTCATCACAACTTCTTTTTGTTCTCCAGTTTCCGTGTTAATAACAGGGTATGTAGCCATAATTATAAAGTATTGTAAAGTTATTTAGACCCATTCAAGAGCTTCGGACACAGATGGAAATTGTTCGGTAAACACTTTGCGACATGCTTCAGCAATCTCCATGTGTTCTTTTTGAGTTCCGTGTGCTGATCTTAGATTAATATAATGAATCCAAGAACGGCAAGAACCCGTCATATATATTTTTGTAGGGGTACAAAGTGGTAATACCATACGAGCACATTCTTTTGCAACTCCTTCTTCAATCATTTGATTATAAAGACTCTGTGCAGAACTGAATAGAGTAATCATCTGACGATTCAGTTTATCAACAACTTTCTCATCGAGATCATCTATACTGTTCTGACGATTCTTTGTATCTTGTCTACGTAACTCTGGTAATTCAATCTCACCTAACTGATTACTCTTTGCATATCGTTGAGAAAATTCTTGGAAAGTAAAACTACGATGTCTCAAAATTTGTGCTGCGATTGCACGAGTCGTTTCAATCTCAAGAGTCATTGATGATTGCTCAAACACAGACCAATGGTTATGCTTAATACAATACTTCAATAATCCTGCATAGTTTGGATTATCTTGATTGTCTGGATTAGACACTCTGGCAATGTGAGCCATCGTCTTTTCTGCATCAGGTGTGATGCTTATTAGATTAACGGTCATTGACCAAATCCTTTTGATTTTTGTTTTTTATTTTTCACTTCTTCTTGTAGAATTAATAATTGTTCTCTCATAAATTTAAGTTCATCTGCATCATACAAATAATCTTGTTGTAATGCTTTCTTTAATGCATCTAACACTTTTTTAGATCTCATTCATCATCCTCATAAATGTGACCATAATTTAAATCTTTTCCATCCAGTTTCTTATAATCGTCATATGTAAGATAAGAACTTTCATCAGAATAAACTTCTGCCTTCAACTCAGATACGGCACGTTCTAAATCGCTTATGAGTGTTTTGAGGTTGTTTTTATTCATAAGATTTTCATTTTATTTATTATAGCATAAAAAAGAAGGGGATCAACCCCTTCGTTTTATTTTCCATACAGGAACTGAACTTCAGCAGTTATGATTGTGAGAAAGATAGCGGATGCTAAACAAATCTCTAGAGTTTCAATCATTTAATACTTGTAAGTTCTTTTTCTTGTCTTACACCACGGTAAGTTAGATCGACCTTGTTAGTCTGCTTTGCTTTGTTCCTGTCGGTGTCATATACGACACCACGGTATGTGACTTTTGCCATCGGTTTTCTCCTGTAGTAGTAGGGGTTTTTAATCCCGTTCCTTCAGTCGGCATTTGCGTCCCCGTAGGGATGAACGAACCCGTTCCGTGTCGGCTTACTTGCGTCCAATAATAAAAGCATCACATTCACCTTCAACTTTCGTACGAAGGTAATCTATTAGGTACTCGTGTGCGTCAGAGTTTAGATCCCCATCACTGAGTATCTCTATTCTGTTGCGGTTCCAATCTGCACATGACATCTCCCAGTGGAAACTATTATGTTCAGACAGAAGTGTTGCGAGTAGTGTGAGTTCTATCATTTGGATGAACGTAAAGGTATGTTAGCATACCCACACTATATAGTCAAGCAGTTTTGTAATTTGTGTTACAATTTTATATTATCTTCTCTTTTTCTTTTCTTTTGGTTTTCGATATTGCCATAAAGACGGTTTAATATTACCTCTCCCGTAATTTATTGATACTAATTGAGATTTAAACTTGTCATAATACATATCAAACAAAGTAACTTGTGTTCCCCTAGAGAGATCATGAAATATTTCATCATTAATCTTATATTCAACGATGTAAGAATCAGATGGAAACTGTGTGCTATTCAGTTGATCTTGCTTTGCCCTCTCGACTAATATTTCACACCCATACTTTTGTTTTAGTCCATCTTTTTCTTGAGGAGTCCAAACAGTCTTAGTCAAGATCTACCTCCCCAAATAATATCTGGATATGCTTCGGCAACAACATCTTTTGTAATCTTATAAACATCACTCAGTCTTTTATCTTTACATAGAATGACGATCTCTGCTTCCAAAGGATGCAATCCCTCTAAGATGTTTATGAACATTGTTTCTCTACGGAGATTGTTCAAACCATCATCACCACCTCTTACAAAACGATAAAAGTGTCTACACTCCTTTCGAATTGTGGTATGTCCTTGTCCGTCAGCAGCTCCCAGAGAAAATCCTCCTTGTTCATGCATTCGACGAACCTCTTCAGATATTTTAGCACTTAGACCACCAGTATATGTGTTCTGCTCATCAAAACCAGTATAAGGAACTTGACCCTCTGGAAGAATACTAATCACAGTTTCATCAAAATTCCAAATAAGAATAGTTTTTAGAGATATATCCTCATACTTCTTTAAAACCTCAATCTTTTTTGCCTTTGATCTTTGTCTTGATACTAAATCTAATATCTCAAAAACAAAAGGATTTCTAGGTAAGTCAAGACTTACAGGTTTTTTGACGGTGACTGTTTTAGGTTTTCTAGTTTTAGTCGTCGTCTTCTTCGTTGCTGTCATAATTTTCAAATCTAAATGCGACAATATCATCGGGAACTAGGTTCCCATTTTGGTCAAACATCTCTGGATGAGGTCTTGGTATCTCTTGATAGTTCATCATGTAATCTCTTACTAACCAACCAGCCACAGCACCAACAGAAAATAGTAAAAATGCTATCGGAAGTGTAAGAATTGTAATAAGTTCTGTAGACACAGTAACACCTCCTTTTTTTGGTTTATTAAGTATGAGCTCAACACCACGATTGACCTTGAGATCGTTTCTATTTATCTCAGACTTTGATAACTTTTTTTTCTCTGAGGAACTTGATCGAGTCAACACAACCTCCTAGTTTTTGACCATCAACTACGACTTGTGGGAAAGTAGTTCCTTCACCAAATTCATCATAGAATGATTTTTTATCAAAATGTTCATCTAAATTATACACCACATACTTAAGGTTTGTCAAGGTCAAAACTTTTTTTATCTTTTCACAATATGGACATCCTTCTTTTGAATAAACTGCAAAGTTCATGCGCCTCTTAAAATTATATTTATTCTAAACTATAATTAATATATCACAAAAAATTTAATTTGACTACATTTATGGATATATGTTTAATGTTCCAACCATTCCACTGTGTCCAGCAGTACAAGCATAATACAAAGTACTCGGTGCAGAGAAAGGAACTTTAAATGTAATAGGTGTAGTATCTGCTCTAGGATTAGTAATTCCTGTAGTATATTCATTACCAGAACTCCATGAACCAGAAACTGTTTGAATACCAAATCCATGACCACTTGCATTCATATCAAATATATAAGTTTGACCTCTCGCAAGATACAAGGTTGAATTTGATGCGTTAGATATTCCACCAAATCCTGTAAAAATATAATTACTGGCACCATTATTACCGACTTGCCATGTTCCTGCTATCAAATTTTCTCCATCTCCAAAGTATGTTACAACTCCACTACCAGCAGTTACAATACCTGATGCTATACTTACTGTATTTAATATTGCTGTACCACCTACACTAAAATTTGTGCTAATCGCAACGGTATTAGCATTTAAATTCAAATCGGTTGGACTCTGAATAGTTGGAGTTCCAGTGCCAAATATATCCAACTGTTCAACACCAAAACTTTTATCTGCCATGTTCTTTTTTGATTATTTATATACTTATGGTCCTTCTCCTCCACCTGCTCCACCAGTGTGATTATCTTTAGTAGCCAAGTAGAATTCCATAACTTCAGCAGAACTCAATGCTCTATTGTACATTGCCACTTCTGCTATTCTTCCATCTAAATGACCAGAATAACTTGATTGAGAAGGAGCACCAGCAATTTTACTCGCATAACCTCCCTGAAAACTATTAGAATGATTTCCTGTGCCAATTTGAACTCCATCTTGGTAAATCACTTGTGAACTAGCTCCATCTTTCACTAAAGTTAAATTATACCAAGCACTTGTGTTCATACTTACAGTTGCTGCACATGTTCCAGTATTACCACCACCATATCTACTCATTCTAAATTGTTCTGGTGGACCAGCAGTGTTAGAGGTGGTAAATAATCCAATCTCTACTGTACCATCGGTATTTCCAGATAATAAAATAGCACCTTTTTTAGTACCACCAAAATTACCACTAACAGTGTCAATATAAACCCAAATAGTATATGTAAATGAATTTGTTCCAGATGGCAAAACACTGGTGTTGCTAACATTTACATAATCATTAACACCATCAAAGACTATTGCACCTTGATCATCGGTTGTATATGTAGGACCATTAACTAATGTGGCATTATGATTATTACCACTTAAATCATTCCATGCAGTTCCACTGCCAGAATAAGAACTAGGATTTGATGCATCCACACGAAAAGTCAATCCGTTTGTGCTTACTTGTGCTGTTCTCTTGACTATTGGTGCAAAAAGAGGAGTTGTACCAAATGATAAAGTAGAGTTACCACTGTAACCACTCAGATACATTGAGAGTCTTCCCTTCATCATAAGGTTTAATATTGCAGCTGGTGTAGATGCATCCCAAAGAATTTTTCTGGATCCACCCTCTAAACTACGATCATCAGACCAATTACTATCATTAGCTGTTGTTGATTCTGATCCTGTATACATGGCAGTAGCCGATTGATCAGTTACATGATTTGCCAACCAGTCTTTGAGATTACTCCAAGTCCATGTTCTATTATATTGTAACTTAGTTGCAAACATTCCTGCTGTAACGGGACAAGCAGAACTTGTTCCTCCAAATTCTGCATCTTCAGACTCAACCGATTGTTGACCACCTATAGTATAGTATCCATCATAACGATTTCTTCGATTACCAACATTAGTATTATCATCACAAGCAGCAAGAGATTGTTGACCTATGGCATAACAATCTATAGCATTTCCCATACAACTGGATTCTTCTATGCGTTCCTGAGTATTAGAAACTTTATTTGAATCAAGATTACCTATATTAAAACACCTATGAACAGTTTTTCCATCTACTGTAATATTACCAATATCTACTGGAAAAGAAACACGATTTGTCATACTTGTTTGTCCACTTCCACCAACGATAGCCTCTGCAGATGCCAGAGTCATATTACTACTTGAACTTTGATAATTATTATAATCCGCATGTCCATCTAAAACCATTTTCTGATTCCAATTACCTGAAGCTCCAAGAAAAATAACTCCTGCATCAACTAAATCTTTACCTAAAACAGATTCAGAGTAAGAAGGATTTACATGAGCTCCATATTCACCTGAGTAATATAAATTGTCTAAAAATTCAGGTTTTGTACCACTTGTAAATGATACTCCACCCGTTCCATCACCAGCAGTTCGAAAATAATAATATCCACTACTAAAGGTGGAATATCTACCCCAACTGTGAGAAGTAATCGTCGGATTTTTTGTATTATCAGAGGATCTGTTTGGTTTACATTGATGAAATATTTTAAGTATCTTGAAACAAGAAGCAACACTCAATGAACCTGTACCCCAAAGGATATTCATGTGCCACTTGTTTGAATTGAATGCCCATCCATGTGTTTTACCATATGCTTGTGCCATACAAGGTGTCGCATGGTATGCTAAATTATTCTGGGTGTGGTATGCAGTGTTACTTCCATTACATCTAGCTCTTGTATAATTTGACGAAACCGTAACTGTTCCAAAATCATTATCACCTGTGGCAGTTCCACCATTTCCAGAACTCACATACTTTGCTGATCTATAAGTTGTACTGTTATTATTCCACCAATTCTGAGCAGCAGTATCTGTTGGGACTTTTGTTCCATCCCAACGAGTAGTTAAGGCAGTTCCAACATTCGCCTCAAAAAAATCTGGATCAAGATAATAAGGTGAATCTAATACACAATCCAAAACACCACATACTCCTGTTGCAGACGATGATGAAAATCCACTTTTCAGAACATTCTCTCCTACAAAATTAGTCGGTTCCCCTGTTCCTGTTTTTAAAAATTCAATGTGTCCATACCATGCAGCTTGATCACATACTATGATATCAACATCCGTTCCATCACCACGATATTGAGGATCTGCATTTATGATTGTTGTGTCAGCACTACCATTCCAAGGATCATCTTTCTGTTGATGTCTATAAATTGATGCTCCTGTTCTACTTAAAAAACTAGAATCAGGAGTTGTCGGAAAAAAAGCACTTGTAAAATCTCTTCCTATTTTAACATTCGTACCATATCGATTAGTAACTGAATGGATTCTGTCTACAGATCCCTTAAATGTTCCTTGATAGTAGTCTGGATCTAAGTTTACACCAAATACTTTTGGATGTAATTTTAATTGCTCTGCTTCTTCATCTGACATTTCGTATGTTGCCATACGATCACAAGATTTACAATCGTCTGTACACTCAATTTTTCGATTTGGAATACCGTCAATCTCATTTTCATTAATTATATAATCATGAATTTCATCCCAATCCGAACCATTCTCACAAGTTACAACATATTTTTTTGGTTCAGTTCCTTCAGGAACAAAATGTAACCCTTCTGCTTTATGATCTTCTATTCTTATTCTTTCATATTCTTCACGATTGAAATCTGTTTGTATCATTTACTCCTGAACCTCCCTTCTCCAACGATAAGTGGTGATACCACTGACACCAACTTCAGCTGTTACATTTATATAAACATTTCCACCACCAATCGTAGATCCGACAGATACTAATGGATTAGAACTTGCCATCACACCAAAAGAGTTTGAATATACATTTGTACCATCTTGCATCACAAGTAATTTTTGTGCCTGAATATTCGCACCGTTCATAAAGTGAAGTGTGTATTCTGCAACTTTGTAATCATTTGTTGCATAAGCAAAACTATCAATATTTGCTGTAGAACCTACACCTATTGTAAATGTGCCTACTGTGGTGGACACTCCTGTTGCACCACCTCCACCTGAAATACCAGTTAATTTAGAACCATCTCCATAATATTCATTTGCTGTAACAATACCGACTGCCAATACGTTTGTATTACTAACACTAACAGGGGCAAATGCATTGGTAGTTCCAATTCCAACATGACCTTCCTTAGTGATGAACATTTTATCAGTGGAAGAACCATTCTTAATAAGAATATCACTATCACGAATTGTGATTGCCCCAGTAGTAGCTGTAGGGTCTGAGTTAATATCAATATTACCTCTAATTAAACAATCACCATATACATTAAAGTGATGCGTCGGATCTCCATAAAAACCATACCCACCTTGATTATCATCATATAGAGCTACTTTTCCAGTATTGAAAATAGAGAATGCTTCATACTTTGTATTGTTCAAATTATCAGGCCAGATAGCTAGTCGATTAGCCATTCCTGTCCCACTTCCCATATACTTCAATGAGAATCCAAAAGTATTATTAGTATCACCATCAGTTGTTCCCTCTTTACTATCAACTCGCAATATAGTAATATCACTACTGGTACCACCAGGAGCAATACGAATTGCAGTTGAATTATTCTGACCAACTATTCTTAGTGTTGATGCTGTGCTAACATTATTTGAAACATAAGAACCAAGATCCAAATTAAACTGTGGAGTATCAGTTCCGATACCAATTTTACCATCAGATGCGATGACAAGTCTTTCTGTGTTATTTGTTAGAAGTCTTAATTGACTTGCTCCATTAGTTGTCAGAACAGCATTGCCACCAGTATTAATAAGTTCAACATCTGTAGCAACTCCAGGTTCTGTCAGTCTAATACGACAATCTGCATCTTCGATGTGAAGTGGTCTGATTGGATTAGTAGTTCCGATACCAACTTTTGATAATGTATTAATACCAACGTTAGTTTGCTGCCAAAGTCCAGCAGCTCCTCCTCCACCTCCACTAGTGGTCACTGATCCATCTGCCATTAAATATTGACTTGATGTTCCACCAGATTTAACAAATGATGATGAAGTTATTATTCCAGTTGGTAGATTTATATTTTGTGCAACAGAGACAATACCTGCAGAAACTGTCAAGTTGGTATCATCAATTTTAACAATACCTCTAGTGCTATTAGATGCAGCAACATACCCATTAAATGTAACTACTCCAGTTACTCTACCCTCTGAATTGAAATTTATATCACTAATAAACCTATCAGTAGCAGCCACTCCAACTTGATTAACCACAATCTGACCAACCATATTAGCACGAGTACCATTCTGATAATAGTAAGTACCTGCCTGACTAGGAGTCCAACTAATATCTTGACTAAAAGATCCGTTGTTAGTTGCAGTAGGATTGGTTACCTGATTTCCACTTCCAGTTCCTGTTGCGGTTTTGATATATGTTCGACCTGCAGCATTATTGAGAACTGCTTGAGTGGAGAGATCTAATATTAATGTATCACCCACATTAACAGTGATTGTGGGATCATTTCCAGTGACAGTGCCATTCCTATCAGACGAACCACCATAAGCAGCATAATGATCCCAAGTAACGTTGTATGGAGAACCAAGAACAACAGTAAATGTCTGACTTGCAGAATATGCTGGATTGTTTACTGATTGAGAATTAGCAAGTGCTGGTAAAGCAGTAAGACTTACACCACTACCAACAAATCTTGTTGCGTTTACTTCACTCCATTTTTTAGAACTAGTTCCTAGAGAAATTGTATCATCACTTGTTGGAGTTACTGTGGGAAGGGAAGTATGAGGAGAAACTTCAAGACCAACACTATCAGAAATAATTTGTACCTTTCCATTACTACCTGAAACTACTCTAATAGATTGGTCACTGTCAAAATATATATTTTGTGAATAATAACCTTGTATTCGATTATTACTTATCTTATCTGTCCAAATATGTGCATATTTCTTGGCACTTTGACCAATATCATATTGTAAAGTTCCATGAGGTACAATTGAACCAGCAGTTATTATTCCAGAAATTTTAACATCACCAACAACATCCAATTGACTTGTTGGATCAGTGCTGTTAATACCGACCTTACCAGATCCTCCTGAGATTCCTCCTATTGAAATCCAACTGGTTGAACCACCTTTAATGTTAAATTGGTCAACAGTACGGTTAGATTCTAGATACCAATCATAAGAAGGTCCTCCTAGATTTCTTGACTGTATTCTTAATCTAGTAGATTGATCATCATATCCAGGTGCAACCAGTAAATCAAGTCCTCCATTGTGTCGATATGAAAAGAATTTAGACGTGTCGATACCAGCAACACTTATTTGATTGAAGAATGATGTACCAGTGGTATCAATACCAGCAATGGCACCACTTATTCCAACACCATAATTTGTGATGTTAAGTGTAGAAATACCAGTGATGTCAGCACCAGAACCACTGAATGATGTTGCAGTTACAATACCACCAACAGTCATATTCGTGCTAATAGCAACTGTGGGAGCATTAATACTTATATCTCCTACGTGTCCTGTGATAAAACTATTTGAACTTGCGTGTCCTAATTCTAAAAGTTCTTTAACACCACCTGCTCCATTAGAATTTAAGATTCTTAAAGAATAACCTTCAGTTTCACTATTAACATTTGCGGTTTCAACTCTTCCAGAGAGTGCTTGAATAACTCCTGTTGACTGTACTCCCCAAGATTGTGTTTTTAATTTAGTTGAACCTCCATGTTGTAAGAATACCTGACCAGAAGCACCAGAACCAAGTGTAGAAATACCAATTGAATCTATATTTGTTACATCTTCATAAGTTAATGTTCCAGCAATTGATACATTACCACCAAAATTAGCATCACTTGATACTGTAAGTATACCAGTTACATCTAAATTACCACTTGAGTCGATGCGAAGTTTTTCTCCACCATTAACTTCAATAGTTAAAGTATCGATATTATGATCATAACTAATTTGTCCAGCATTGGTATCATCTGGATCACCAAACATTATACGACCACTTTTATCTGCTGGAGATAATATTTGTAAAATAGAATGATTACTATTCTCTAATGTTGCAACAGCATTACTATCAGAATTAACAGTACCAGCACTACCCTTGTAAACATGAAGAGTCTGATCAGGATCATCAGTTCCGATACCAACATCACCAGTTACATCAAGTTCTCCAAAGACTGTGGCACCGATTCCGTTTGTGACAAGACGTTCAGAACCATCACCACCATGATATAATTCAGTTCTTGTGCCATTTGCCTTGAAAAATTTGTTACTGCTGTTGAAGGAAGTGTCCTGTATTGTTATCTCATTTTGTTGTAAAACAAAATTAGTGCCGTGATTAGTCAGAGCTGCTACTACATTAGCAGGACTAGGAAAATGTTTGATGGAAAATTCACCAATAACGGCAGTTACATTTGGTGCTATATTAACCTGGCTACCAAAGGTAGTGATGCCAAGAGTTGTTACTCCAGAAACTCTTAGACCACCAGATATATTTGCACCACCATTCGCATCTATGGCACCAGTAAATGTAGATATACCAGATACATTTAATTGATCAAAGAATGATGTACCAGTGGTATCAATACCTGTAATTCCTGATGAAACAGTAACGATACCAGAAGACAATGGACTTACACTTAAATTAGATCCAAAATCAATTGTTCCTGCTGTACCAACAAGAGAACCACTGTCTTTAATTATAAGGCTAGATCCACCACCTCCACCTCCAGCAATAGAGACATTAGTGATTCCAGTGATTCTACCATTCGCATCAACATCAATCTGGGGAACCACAGTTGAATTACCATAAGTGCCAGCAGATGCACCAGTCAAGTCTGTCAATGAGGCACCACTAATTGCTGGTAGTGTTGCTGGAAATCTAGCATCTGGAATTGTTCCAAAACCAATATTACTTGCATTTAAATTTGTTAAACTATAACCAGAACCACCAAATACGCTTGCAATAACTGCTCCAGATACTGTAGCAACACCAGCGATATATGTATCCTCTAAACGTGTATGTCCATTTTTTACATATAAGCTTGACTGTGGACTATCAGTTCCAATACCAATATTACCACTTGAATTAATACATAATGCATCTGTGTTATCAATTCTAAATTTAATTGCATTACCTGTTTGGAATCTGAAGTAATCATTCGCATTATCAGTTGCTGGAGTATATAACTCCATAAATCTCTGACCAGCAGTTGGACCTTGATAACCTCCCCAACGTTGTATTATTTTGTCAAGTCCATCTCTAACAACTCTGAGTCTATCAGTGCTTGGTTCTATAGTTCCGATACCAACTGAGTTCAAGTAACTTATTGAAGATGCACCATAACTTTCCGTCCATGGTGTAAGATTACTTACAGTTGTTGCTATTCCGACTCCACCCGTATCTCTTTCAGTAAAGAGAGATCCATCATTAGTATTAAGGGCTAATTCCCCTAGTTGTAAATCTGTTAACTGTGGTCTCTTTCCAGATACAGCAGATCTTTTTATCTTTATTGGCGTTGCCATCTATTTTACTCGGTATATACCACAATAAACAGTATGTACTGCTTTTTATATATTTATTATGTTAGATTATTTCTTCTAGGTTTATAGAGAAAGAGATCTTTGACAGCATCAGGTTTCATCCACTCTTGGATTTTATTATATCTACTCAATTTGAAAAAATCCTGATTAAAATACCAGTCTTCCCAAGGTTCATGTCCCTTCCTTTGATTGCACTTGGAACAACAACAGACTACATTCTTCGTAAAGTCAGGTCCTCCTTTACATCTAGGCACAACATGATCGATTGTTAAATTTTTATTATCCCCACAATATGCACATTGCCAATTCCATTTTTCTTTTATATCCCTCCTCCATAATCTTTTTGCCTCTGCTGAACTCGTTGTCTGTAAATTAAAAACATAAGCTTTCGATGAATGGAGAAGACTCATATGAAATTGTAAGTTAATTTTATTTAGTAGTTTTAGATTGTTTTTATAATCCAAATCTCCCTTTATGTGCTCGATAGTTTTGTTTAACCTCTGTGGCACTCAATGCCTTACCATAGATTCTTATAATTGCTATTTTACCAATAAAACAATTATTATTTGAAACTGTACCCTCAACATTACTTCCAATAGCAAAAGGTCTAGATGTTCCATCACCCATAGGATTTCTTAAGTTACGACTATTAGTTTTTATAAGTTCCCCATTTCTGTATATGCGTATATTATTTGTAGTTCCTGCTGCTCTTGATGCCGTACCAACAATGTGCCACCATTTATTTGCACTAAATGAATTATTATTACTATTAAATTGAGCGTTATCAACAGACCATTCAAGTTTGTTGTTTGAACTCCACATTAAACAGTTGAAGTCACTTCGATCTGTACTCATGATTCTTCTGAGACTGGTAATAGAAGTAGGAAAACACCACGCCTCATGAGTTATTTCTCCACTAACACCAGTTAAAATTAATGAGGGATCTTTTGAAATGTTACTCTCAGGATAGGCAATCGAAGCACCATTCGCACCTGTGAAATCAAATGACCCAACACTGGCATTATATGAAACTTGAGATCCTAATCCGTTCAGTGTTCCATTATATTCATTACCACTAATATCGTTTACTGCAGTTCCACTACCAGAATAACACTTTGGACTTAATGCATCCATATAAAATGCAAGTCTATCAAATACTATACTAGGGTTATATCTTGTGCTCATAATCCAAACCTCCCTCTAAGTGCATCGTAATTTTGTTTAACTTCTGTTGCTGTAAGTTCTCTATCATATACTTTTAAATTTGCAATTCTTCCAGCAAATTCATTAGTATTATTGTTATTTTGTCCTATATGATGAGCACCTCCGTCGGTGCTGGTGACGTTTATACCAGTAACTGCTATGTGTATCCATTGATTTAAATCATAATTTACATCAGTTCCCGTGTTAGACCCATTAAGAGGTTGACTTACTCCATTATAGTAAATAGCAGCAACAGTGCTACCACTACCACCAACGGAATAAATTCGTGGGTTATCTGCAGCTGAAAATTCTTCACTAGCAATTATAATTCCATCTTTATCTGATCCATATCCACCACCAATCAACGTAGAAATAGTATTTGTACCAGTTGCTGTTTTATAAATCCATGCTTCAAAACTATATGTACCACTTGTGGATACTTGAAAACTAGAATTCAATGCAACATGGTCATTTGTTCCATCGAAAACAAAACTACCAAGATTATCACTACTAAATGTAGGTCCGTTTGTTAATGTTCCATTGTTACCTTTACCACTAATATCTACCCAAGATGTACCACTACCAATATAACTTTTAGGATTTGCTGCATCTAAGTGTAACATAAGTTTATCACTAACAATACGAGCATTGTATCTTGTGCTCATAATCCGTATCTCCCTTTAAGTGCATTAAAATTCTGTTCAAATTCCAAGTCTGTTAATACTCGATCATAAAGTGAAACAACACCCATGTATATTGTATTACCACTTGAGGTATTAAAAAGAAGTTTGTTAATATCCCCATAACCAGAATTAGCAAGTGAATTTGTTCTAGTTGTTTTTAATGATCCATTTTTATAAGCTTTAAAAACACCATTACCACCAGCTGGTTTATTGTGAGAAACTCCACAACAAAACCATGCCTGACTAGTCCAATCTGCTATATCAACAACGTTTGATGCAGACCAAGCAGCTTGATTATCAGTTCCATTCCAAGCTTTTTGATACTCATGAATATATTGGCTTGTAGTTGTTCTCTGATCCGTTTGCCAATAATAACCAGGATAATTTGAACCTGTTCCTGCATTAGTATCCAGTAATCTAATAATTCCTCTATAATTAGAAGGTGGAGTTCCAGTGGTTCTTATCCACCATATAATAGACCATGTTAAACTACTTATTGGAGTAAAAGCAGCAGTTTGTATAAGACCAGACCCATTATGATCATAAATTGTTCCTGCAGATGCATCATTCGATGTGTTTAAAGTACCTGCGGTGGATAGATCATATCCATTTTTACTCAAATCCTTTAAAGTTGTTCCACTACCAGGATAACTTTTTATATTACCAGCATCTATATGCACAACGAGTCCATCTATAACTATACTTGGTGAGTGTGATAATGCCATTATCCATACCTCCATTTAAGTGCATCGTAATTTTGTTTAACTTCTGATAAAGATAATTCTTTTTTATATATTTGTGCGTTAGATATATAACCTCTATGATATTGACTTCCTGCAGATTTTCCAATATTTTTTGCAGTCCCAGTTATATTTGTGATTGTTTTTGTTTTTCCAGTACCTGAGTGCCAAAGTGAACCATCAAGATATATTTTCATAGATCCTGTTGATGCATTTGCTGTGAATGCCCAGTGATGCCATCCTTGATACTCAGAATTAGTTGCAGTTTTGAATATTCTATCGTATCCACTACCTCCTTTATCAAAGTAAACACTATTGTTACCCCATGGAAGATGTACATTTAACATTCTATGATTATCACTATCTGCGAGATATATGATAGAACTAGATTTTGCTTGTATACCATAGTTCCAAACAGAAAATGTCAGTTCATTTCCTGCAACATCCAATGTTGGTAAGGTTACACTATCATTAGAACCATCAAAATTAAAATATCCTGCATTATTTGAACTATAAGTAGGACTATTGACTAATGTTGTATCATTATCTTTTCCACTGAGGTCTTTCCAATCTGTACCACTACCAATATAACTTTTAGTATTTGCTGCATCTAAGTGTAATATAAGTCCATCAGTGACTATTCGTGGTGAATGTGCTAATGCCATTATTAATCTAATCTTCCTTTAATAGCTAAAAAGTTTTGAAAAACCTCTGTTGGTGTTAATGTTTTTAAATAAATTGACATGTAACTAAAATTTCCTTGACCCAACAGTCGAGCAGATCCTAAGTTATTTCCAACAGCAAATCCACCACCAGTTCCAGTGAAAGCAGGAAATGTTGTCAAAGATGCAGTGTCAGTGCTTCTTAGAATTCCATTAGTATATAGTTTATGTGTTCCAGAATCAAAAGTATAGGTTACCAGAGTATGTTTTAATTTATGATCAGACATATTATATTGAAAAATATTTCTGTTTTGAGTTCCACCAGTTCTTAAGTCAAATTCCAACTCATCTTTATTAGTATTCAATACAAAATTTGCAACTCTATCAAAACTACTTTGTTGAAATCCAAAAATTGTTTTATATCCATTAAACGTTCCCCAATTCAATCTGATAATAAAATTATATGAAACATTAGACTGACTAGCAGTTCCCATAAAGGAACCAGTTCTTCTTATAAATCCATCACTATCAAGAGTTATAATGCCATCAGTAATACTTGGAGTATTTACTAAAGTGAGATCTTGTCCATTTCCAGTTATATCAGTAAGTGTGGTTCCACTACCAGGATATGATTGATCATTCTTAGAATCTACAAGAAATTGAAGTTTATCTGTAACTATATTTGGTCCTGCGAATCCTGCCATCTTTTTTTAATTATTTATCTTACTAAAAAAACTTTATGAGGAAAAAAATACCCCGAAATTTTTTTCGGGGTATTTGGAATTAAAAAGTGATTTTGGTTTTAACCAATGCTTGGAGCAGTTAAAGCAACTGTTGTAGACTCAGCACATGCTAGGTCTAATGGGAAGTTGTGTGCATTTCTTTCATGCATAACTTCCATACCTAAGTTTGCTCTGTTTAGAACA